GGAACTCCTCAAGACAAACATGATGATTTTATTGACGCATTGGGCTATGCCTTCAATGCTATTCGCAAAACACCGCAGATATATGTATGAGTTTACTTGACCAACTTCGTGAACGGATCGCGGCTGCAGTTGCACCGCGTAAAAATGATAGGCCGTATATCCGAAGCGGTGGAAGCCGTAATATCGGTGCGACCCAAACGGGCGGCGAGCTTGCCGCGTCTCTTCGAGGCACGGTCTTTGCTTGCTTGCAGCATCGAGCTAATGCTTTGGCTGGTGTGAAGTTTGATGTCTTTGAAGAGAAAAACTACTCACGTGAAGAGCTTGGCAGATCGCACTGGACAAATGAACTGCTTAATAATCCTAATCCGTACTTTACCCGCTCTCAAGTGTTCTCATATATTGAGAACTGGTTAAGCATCAACGGGAACGCCTTTATCTGGACTCCTACAAATGGCTACCGCGTGCCTTTGCAGATGTGGGTACTTAATCCGACCCGCATGAGAGTGATCAAAGGTGAGAATAATTTTATTGATGGGTATGTCTATCAGTCAGCTCAAGAAGGCAATATCGCAATACCAGAGAAAGAGGTGATACACCTTGCAAAGATACACCCCGCCGCAAGACCTGAAGAGATAATCGGCATGAATATCTTTGGCGTAGGTTTGGTATCAGCTGCTTTGGAGTATGCTCATATAGACCGCGAAGTGAGTGCATATCTTGCCCGTTTATTTGAGAATAACACCGTACCTCCGCTTGTTGCGACCTTCCCTGAAAGGTTCGATCAAGATGAGTGGCAAAAGCTCAAGGCCGCATGGAATGAAGAACTCCCAGACTATAAGCTCCGAGCTTTGCTTGGTGGTGGTATGCAGTTGCAATTGCCGCCTAAAGGCGAGCTTTCAATTGGATATGAGGCGGTCAGCAAAGATACTCGCGCGCAAATCGCACAAGTCTTTGGCGTGCCTCCTGGCATGCTTGATGGTAGCTTCCAGAATCGTGCAACAGCCGAAGTGCAATGGGCTATCTTTAGACAAAACACAATCGATCCCGAAGCGCTTTATATTGCTGAAGAGTTTACAAGGCACTTCAAAAGATGGGAAGAGGATGTACTTGTTGAAGCTCAAGCGTATGAGTATGCCGATCCGGATCTTGATATGCGTAAAGAAGAGTTCGAACTAAAATGGGGACTAAAGACAATCAATGAAGCTCGCACTGATCGTGGCTATGATAAGGTCAAAGATGGTGACGTGCCTCTCATTGCAGCTGGATATATGCCTCTTACAACTATCACAAATGCCCCTCCCGCGCCCGTCATGGCACGAAAACTTGATAGAGCATTCTCAATACAGAGCCGTGCTAAATTACCTCTCTTGACTGCCGAGAGCAAGGACTTATTCTGGCGTAACTTTGACAAGGTTACAGAGAAGTCATCACTTAAGATAGACAATGTAGTGCAATCAATTGTAGCTGATCTCAAAGCGCAGGTCTTGTCTAATATTGACCAAGGTGTTATCTCACTTGCCGATCTTGATCCAGCGGATGCAGACTATGTAAAGTTTCAAGCGCTTGTTGAGAGTGCTTGCTTAAGCGTGCAAAGCGAACTCTTGAAAGCTCTTGATCTTGGTGAGCAAGACTTGACCGGTGAGGTAGGTCAGCAAATCAAGGATCTTGCCAATGAATCAAGTGCAAAGATCAGAGAGAGCGTAGATGTAATGAAGGCCGAGATACGCCAAGTGATTGAGAACAATGCAGGCCTCCCAAAAGATGAGCTTAAAGACAAGCTCCAGACCAAATTCACACAATTAAGCGAAGGCCGTGCGAAGACAATCGCAAATACAACAAGTGCGAATGTGACCAGTGGCATGCAGCATGCGGTCTATAAAGACCTTGGCTTTCAAATGATGTGGCTCACTCAACGTGATGGACTTGTAAGACCTACTCACGTTCAAGCTGATGGCTCGATGCAGGGTGCAGATGGGTACTTTACAGTCGGAGGTGAGAAGACTACACGACCTCTTGGCCCGGGCTTAAGTGCAGGCAATTCAATAAACTGCCGTTGTCAATTATTCCCGATAGCAGAATGAGTTACAAACCTAACAAAGGCATGCAAGAGGAAGCCGAGAGAGCTATCAAATGGGTCGAAGAGGGTCGCAAGGGTGGCACTCGGATCGGCAAGATTAGAGCGCGCCAAATTGCACGAGGCGAAAACTTAAGCGAAGATACCGTAAAGCGCATGTACTCTTTTTTCTCAAGGCAAGAAGGGGTCAAAGATGCGGAAGGTTTTGAGCCTGGTGAAGATGGCTATCCATCACCAGGCCGAGTAGCATGGGGTTTATGGGGTGGAGATCCCGGATACTCATGGTCAAAGAATATAGTAGAGCAACTTAAAAACAGAGGATACAGTATGAATTTAATTACAAGAGAACTCGTACTTGAGACTAGAGATGGTTATGAGTACGGCGATAATGGTGAGAAAGAATATGAAGAGAAAGAGAATGACCTCTTTACCTTTGTAGTCTCAACACCAGAGATCGATCGCTATGGCACTATCATCGTGCCAAGTGGTATAGACTACACAGCGTATCTTGCTAATCCTATTGTACTTGCCCAGCATGACTCGGATCAGTGGCCTATCGGTCGCTGCTTGGGGTTTGCAATGAACGGTGAGAACTTGGAAGCTACGATACAAATCGAGTGCGTAACAGAGGAAGGCAAGAAACTTGCAAAGCTTATCAATGCCGGCTTTGTCAAGGCAGTATCAGTAGGCATTATCCCGATAGAATATGAAGAGCAAACAATCGAAGGCAAAAAGGTTACGGTGTACACAAAGTCAGAGCTTGTTGAATTTAGTGTCGTAAGCGTTCCGGCGAATAGACAAGCACTGCTCAAAAAGTCACTTAAAACTCTTTTACAAGAATCAATCAATAAATACAAAAAGGAAACTCGAATGTTAACTCCAGAGATCGAAGCAAAGATCGCTGACGAGCTGCTTCCTGCAATCAAGGATGCATTCGTTGCAGAGGTGATCAATCTTGGCTTCTCACCTGAAGAAGCTGAAGCATCAGTCAATGCGTTCATCACAGCTGGCGTGCCTCCAATGCTTGCAGTATTGAAAGGCGAAGCGGTTGCTGAAGAACCCGCAGCCGAGCCACCGGTGCAAGTTGTAAGCGAGCCAGCTCCAGCCGCTGAACCCGCACCTGCACCAGAAGAAGTTGTTGCATCATTTGAAGGCCTCGAGACTCGCGTAGGCAAGAAGATCGCAGCATCTACTCAAGCACAAATAGCTGAAGGTATGGACATGATCAACAAAGGCTACAAGACTATCAAAGCTGCAGTCGGAGTTGAGGCAGGCCGTTCAATTACTTTGAACTTGCCAAAGAAATTTAACACAGAAGATTTAATCAACCTTATCTAAAGGATATAACCCTAATGGAAAACATTATCGTAACAAAAGACCAACTCAAAGAAGTTGTTGATCGCAAAGTCGCAGATCAGTTGCGTACATTGCACCCAGTTAATACACCAGCACCTGCAAAAGGTTTGGTATCAATCAAAGCAGATCACGATGCACGTCGCGATCAAGCTCGCGTAGTTGCTGACTACATCTTGGCAAAGCACAAAGGCCTCGAAGGTCAAGCAGATGAGATCGCTCGCGCTGCTAATAACAAGTACATCACACGTGCTAACTTCAACACAGGCACTTCATCTCAAGGTGGTGCAGCCGTTCCTCAATTCTGGGTCGAAGAGATCATGTCTTTTGCTGATCAGTTTGGATATGCAAGAGCACTTGCAAAGATTTATCCAATGCGTGGCAAGACAGAGAACCTCGTATCAAGCGGCGCGTTCACAGGCGCAGTAGTTGCTGAAGGTTCTGGCTTGACTGTAACAGACTCAACAAACTTCTTCACAGGCACAGCGATGACTGCAAAGAAGATTGTAGCTGGTGCAATCATCTCCGAAGAGCAATTGCAAGATGCAACACCTGCGTTCTTGGATTATGTAATCAACGGCTTGGGTCGCGCTCTTGCTGAAACAGAAGACAAGCAGTTTTTCAATGGCGATGGCACAGGTGCTAACTTCACCGGTATCATCGGAACTGCAAATACAACAGTAGTTCGCCAAGGCGGATCAGACTCATCCGGAAAAGATACATTCGCTGAAATCAGCTGGACTGACCTTTGGAACTTGCGCCTCGGTATCAACTCTGGCGTAGGAGCTAATGGCGTATTCGTAGTGCCTCAAAGCGTCTTCGGATACTTGATGAAAGAAACAGGCGGCTCACGTCCTATCT